AATTTGAAGTTAGTCCTGCGATTTCGAGAGTCCTTAATGTTATTGAAGCGGATACTCAAGTACAAAGAAAAAACAGAAAACCAAATATTGGTGATGAAGATACTACTGAATTAAAAGTTTCTTTCGTTTCAGGTAATAATACTATTAGTGAAACTTTCTTTTATACCACAAATCTATTATTGTTGAACTCTCAAAATATAGACACCTTTGAGGTTTATATAAACGACGACTTTTACGGTACTGATGTTCAAGAGTTATATATAAATAATGGTGACAGAGTTAAGATAGTTGTGGTTAAAATTGACGAAAGTCAGGAAACTTTAATTATTTTTAAAAATAATATTATTTAAGAATACTTAATATTCTTCACCGTAAACGTCTTTCTTTATAGCACATTTATCCATTATCATTTTCTCTATAAATTTGTACATAGTTAACCCATTCTTATCACAGTAAGACTTTAGGGTTGAATGTACCTCTTTTGATATCTTTAGATTCTTTATTTTAGTATTATTAGACATAGGCAGAAAAAAGGTAGAAAAAAGTATACCTTTTTTATAAATACTTGCTTTAACTAAAAGAACTTTGTTTTTTTTTATAATATTTATCTATAAATAAATAAAACAATAAATTAAAAACAAATGGCATCAAATCAAAAAGTATTCGTATCACCGGGTGTATTTACGTCTGAGGTTGACTTAAGTTTCGTAGCACAGAGTGTGGGTGTAACCACATTAGGTCTTGTTGGTGAAACTATAAAAGGTCCAGCTTTTGAACCAATTTTTATACGCAATTTTGACGAATTTACAACTTATTTTGGGGGAGCTTCTCCTGAAAAATTCATAAACACGCAAATACCGAAGTATGAAGCTTCGTATATTGCTAGAGCGTATCTACAACAATCTAATCAATTATTCGTAACTAGAGTTTTAGGTTTATCGGGATATGACGCGGGTCCATCTTGGACAATAACAACTAAAGGTAACGTGGACCCATCCACTGTAGATTTCTTTTGTGAAAGTGCAACAACTGTAGATTGTGTGACAGAATGTGTCGACTACAAAACTATTGACTTCGCAGTAGATTTTTCAGGGTGTACTAATGATTTGAGTTCTGTTTCATTTACAACACCAAGTCAGATACCTGATGTAATTGCAGATAAATTAAATATTCCATATGAATTGTTTGACGGAACTACGTCAACATTAGATAATAATATGAAGTCTCAGATTTTCTCAATAATTAATAATCCTTCTTCGGAGAATACTAATATTAATTATTATGGTGCAATACCGGGAAAAACATATGACGATTTTAAAACTGTATTTACGGGTGAAACAAATGTGTTTGGAGTAGATAATGTGAGTTCAACAGAAATTGATTACTCGGCACCACAAAACGATTCTTGGTATTATGGTTTATTCGATAATAATGGTAACGCTTCTTATAGTGGTTACTCTTATTGGTCAATCGTTACAGGATTAACACTTAATCCGGTTACGACAACAACAACTATAAATTCAACAACTACCACGACAACTACCGACCCTTGTGTTACACCGGTACCTACATCAACAACAACTACGACTACGGCTGTTCCGGTAAATTGTTACACAGGAACATTAATTGGTAGGGTATATGTTTATTCAGGTACGGCTTACACCGATTACGATGATTTAGTTATAGCAACTTTACGTTCAAGAGGTTTGGCGACTTATTCTACTGACGATGGTGCGGTTTATGAAGTTTCAGGATTAACAGATGTTAGTTTAGAATGTACCGGAACATATTCAGGTGTCACTAAAAACCCTTACGCAGCATTTGGTGTTAATATTACAAATAAAGATAATAAAAAATATTTCTTTGAAACATCATTTCAGAATTCAGACCCTAAGTACCTAAGTAAAGTATTTGGTTCATCTAATTTCGCAAAAACAAGGGCTAACGTACCTTTATTTGTGGAGGAGAAATTCCAAACATTATTAAATTATGGTTGGAGAAGTGGATTTATTAGAGGACTTAATTGTGAGTTAAATGCTTTACCTGATGCAAGACAAGGTTCAGACCCAACATCGATAGGTTTCTATTTAGAACAATATCAATCGGCTGAATCACCATGGGTAGTGTCAGAGTTGAGAGGTTCTGAAGTTTTCGACTTATTTAAGTTTACAACTATTTCGGATGGTAATTCATCAAATACCGAAGTTAAATTATCGGTAACTAATATTTCGTTTAATAATGGAACGTTTGATTTATTAGTAAGAGATTTCTTTGATACTGACGCAAATCCGGTTGTATTGGAGAAATTTACAAATTGTTCTATGGACCCAAACCAAAATAGTTATGTGGCTAAAAAGGTAGGTACTGTTGATGGTGAATACGCATTGAATTCAAAATATGTTATGTTAACCATGAATGAAAACGCACCGATTGATTCACTACCTTGTGGATTCCAAGGGTATGATTTCAGAGAATATGCAGGTTCAAGACCTCCATTCCCAATATATAAAACAAAATATGATTTCCCTGGTGAAGTTATTTATAACCCACCTTTCGGTTTGGCATCAGGTGATGATGATATAATCAGAAGTAGTGGTGATAATGTTAGAAGAACTTATTTAGGTATTTCTAACACTATCGGAATAGATACTGAGTTTTTCAATTATAAAGGTAAACAATTACCTTTAGATATTTGTACAAATACAACGGGTAATGAGTGGGCATATAAAACCAAAGGTTTTCACATGGATATTAACGCAAGTGCTATCACAATATCGGACTTTTACGCGACGAGTGGTACAACGGCATTCTATACAGGTGACGCACCTTTTGTGAATGACCCTCAAAGTGAGGATAACCCTTACTACAGATTATTTGCACGTAAGTTTACTTTATTAGTTGCTGGTGGATTCGACGGATGGGACATCTATAGAGAAACTAGAACAAATAGTGATAGGTTCGTGTTAGGTAGGTCAGGATACTTGAAAGGTTCTTGTTCATCCATAAAATACCCAACGGCATCGGGATGGGGAGCATTTAAACAGATAACTGTAGGTGATAATACACAAGGTTACGGTAATACTGATTATTACGCTTACTTATTAGGTCAAAGAACTTTTGAAAATCCTGAAGCTGTAAATATAAATATATTCGCAACACCGGGTATTGATTATCTTAATAATTCTGACTTAGTAGAACAGAGTATAGATATGATAGAAAACGATAGAGCGGATTCAATTTATATCGCAACGACACCTGATTATAATCTATTTACACCAACAACGGGTATTAAATCAGATATTATTTACCCTCAAGAAGCTGTAGATAATTTAGATGATACAGGTATAGATTCTAATTATACGGCAACTTACTACCCATGGGTATTAACTAGAGATAGTGTGAATAACACTCAAATCTATTTACCACCAACGGCTGAAGTTGTTAAGAATTTAGCATTAACCGATAATATCGCATTCCCTTGGTTCGCTGCGGCGGGTTACACAAGAGGTATAGTTAACGCAATTAAAGCGAGAAAGAAACTAACTCAAGAAGATAGAGATGTACTTTATCAAGGTAGAATTAACCCAATAGCAACATTCTCAGATGTGGGAACAGTTATTTGGGGTAATAAGACCTTACAAATTAGGGAAAGTGCTTTAGATAGAATTAACGTTAGAAGATTGTTGTTACAAGCACGTAAGTTGATATCGGCGGTTTCTGTTAGACTATTATTCGAACAAAACGATGATAAAGTAAGACAAGATTTCTTAGACGCTGTTAATCCTATCTTAGACGCAATTAGAAGAGATAGAGGTATATACGACTTTAGAGTAACTGTCTCATCTGACGCATCTGACTTGGATAGAAATCAAATGACAGGTAGTATTTATATTAAACCTACTAAGTCATTAGAATTCATTGACATAACGTTCTATATAACACCTGCGGGAGCATCGTTTGAGAACATTTAATAATTAATACTAAAGGTGGGGTTTTAAAATAACTCCACCTTTTATTTATATAATATGAAAACAAATAAAAACATTTTAGAAGGTATTGACGAAGAAGGGACTCCGGATATGAAGTATTATGCTTTTGATTGGGACGATAATATTATGAATATGCCGACAAAAATTATATTAAAAGACGATGAAGGTAATGAAGTGGGTATGTCCACTGAAGATTTTGCCGAATATAGGACATTAATAGGTAAAGAAGATTTTGACTATGAAGGTCATAAAATTGTTGGTTTTGGTGATGACCCGTTTAGAAATTTCGGAGTTAAAGGTGATAAAAAATTTATAATTGACTCTATGTTAGCGTCTGTAGGTCCGGCTTGGCCTGATTTTGTAGAAGCTATTAACAATGGTTCAATTTTTTCCATTATAACTGCGAGAGGTCATACCCCATCAATTTTAAAAGAAGCTTGTTATAATTTAATTGTTTCTAATCACAATGGTATAGATTCAAGTGAATTGGTAAAAAACTTGGAAAAGTTTAGAGATATTAGCGGACAAGAGAAGATTTCTAAGAAAGATATGATAAGGGAGTACTTAGACTTGTGTCGTTTTCATCCTGTAAGTTATGGAGAAGGTTCGGCAACTGACCCTGAAGAAGGTAAAGTTAAGGCTTTACGTAAATTCATTGAACATATTAAATTAATCTCTAAAGAAATTAAAAAAAGAGCTTTTCTTAAAAACAAAGTTTCAAATAATTTTACTCCGACAGTTGGTTTCTCGGATGATGACATACGTAATGTTGAGGTCATAAAAGATAGGTTTAAAGACGAACCTATGGTAAAAACATATTCAACTGCAGGTGGAATTAAAAAACCTTATTAAATATTTTTTAACAGTATGTAATATATTACTAGTTAATTATATATTTATAAATAAGAAAAATAAATTTAAGTAATAGTTATTATAGTTCTAGTTAGAGAATATTTTAAAAAAAAATAAAGTAAATAGAAAAATTTCAAATAACTTATATTTATATAAGAAATTAAAAGATAAACAAAAATATTAAATAGAAAAAACAAATGGCTGATTTATTAATGAAAATGCCCATACCATACGAACCAAAAAGACAAAATAGGTTCGTTCTGAGATTTCCATCATCTCTGGGGATAAATGAATGGTTCGTAGAGTCTACATCAAGACCTAAAATAACTGTTGGAGCAACAGAGATACAATTCTTGAACACATCAACATTCGTAGCGGGAAGATTTAATTGGGAACCCCTTAATGTTACATTTAGAGACCCAATAGGACCTTCGGCATCACAAGCTTTAATGGAATGGGTTAGATTGTGTGCAGAATCTGTTACAGGACGTATGGGATACGCTGCGGGATACAAAAAAAATGTTGACTTAGAGTTGTTAGACCCAACAGGTGTTGTTGTTGAAAAATGGATATTGGAGGGGACCTTTTTAACCTCAACTGATTTCGGGGCACTTGATTATAAATCAGATGCTATCGCTAATATTACGGCGAGTATGAGAATGGACCGTTGTGTTTTAGTGTACTAAATAAGAAAAAATAAACCTTATTTAAAAACCTGTACTTTGTATGGGTTTTTTTTTTACATTTACTATTAATAACCTTTATAATTAATAAAAGTGAATTATAATTGTGTTAAAGAAATTTTATATGGACGATAATTTAATAAAGGCTGGTACTGAAAACTTTAGTTTACCACACGATGTTGTAAAGTTTCCTACAGGTGGAAAATTTTATAAAAACAAAAAAAAATCAATCAAGGTAGGGTATTTAACTGCGAGTGATGAAAATATGTTACTTAATGCTTTAGAGAATAACGCATCTGAGTTAACATATCAATTACTACGTAGTAAGATATACGAACCTGATGTTAGACCTGAAGATTTACTTAATGAAGATATTGAATCAATATTGTTATTTTTACGTAACACATCTTTTGGTCCTGAGTATATTTTTAAATTAAAAGACCCGGCAACATCAAAAATGTTTGAACAGACGGTTACATTAGATGAACTTGATATAAATAAACCTGATGTTGAACCAACTGAAGAAGGGTGTTTTGTTGTAAAATTACCTAAATCAGATGTTACTGTTAAACTTAAACCATTAACTTTTGGTGAAAATCGTGAATTGGAGTCACAAAAGAAAAAATATCCGTTGGGTAGAGTTGCACCTGTGGTCAATTGGAGATTGGAAAAACAAATTGTTGAATTAAATGGTAATACCGATAAAGGTGAAATTAGTAAGTTTATTAGTGGAATGCCTATATTTGATTCTAAGTTTGTTAGAAACTTTATAAATAAAAACGTCCCGTCCTTGGACTTAAGAAGGAAAATTTACGCCCCATCAGGAGAATTAGTGACATCCGATGTT